GTAGTTAATGACCCAGAAGTGTATGCCCAATTCATCCACCTCGATACGGATGAACGCACAGTTTTGGCTAACACCCCACAAAACATGCTCATCACACAAACAACTGCTATCCCCGCATCCAACAGTAAGGTTCAAGAACTCGCATTGAACCACCCAATTAAGTTTATTGCCGGTACTCAGGTGAACTCAACCACTGGTAAAATAGCTACTTTAAGTTGCGTCGCCTCTGGTGATATCAAACTCCAAATTAACGGTACGGACGTTTCCGACTTTAAGGTCGCCAAACCACACTTTACACAAGCCCCAGTTTATTACCACTGCCCAAACGCGAATGTCGATGACGACGCAAATAATAAATTTTTACAACCATTCTGTATCGACACGGCCAAACTCCAACCAACTGGTACGCTCAACTTTAGTAGACTCGATTCTGCAAGATTTGTTCAAAATACAAGTAATTTTGAGGGGAATATGTACGCCGTTGGTTACAACATCCTCCGTATCGAAAACGGTATGGGCGGTTTGATGTACTCGAACTAATTTAATTTAGCCACTTATTATAAATGTTCTGGCAAATAGTTTTTTTACTAGCTTTCATTTTTATTATTACATACGATCCCAAATCCGGAACTTTGAATCATCTCGTCAACTCTAAACACGAACAACCCGCACAAAACGCGGAGTGTAAAGACGGACATTACCAGGAGATTCAATTTGCTCAAATGGGGTACGAGTGTCCCAAAGAAAAGAACGTACACATGGGTGCGATTATACGAACTTAAAAACATGAAGTTCTAATTTAGTATACTTACTATGTTTACGTTCGATCGTGAAACCGCCATAATCGTTGCTATTATAATGTGTGTTGTCGCCTCTATATACATGTATAGAGAACTCAAAACAACTAAAGAAGAAATGGAAAGTGTTAAGGGTATAAATGGAAAAATAACTTCATTCTTATCCCAAATGACCCCCGTCAGAATACCAGGCCCAGGTTCCAGAAAAACCCAAAATGTTCAAAAAGAACCAGCATTTACAACCCAAGTAGACGAGAGTAATCAGGAAAATCAAGAAAGCGAGGAAGAATCCTCAGAATAATCATCTCGCTAAATTATAACTTGCAAATGCGCAATGAAGAAATACAAGGCTATTGCTATCCCCGTTACGTTTACGGGTACTAAACCTAAATTTCTAACCGTCCGGGATCGACGATTCAAAGATTGGATTTTCGTCACAGGAGGGTGTAGAAGAAGAGAAATACCAAACCCAATACGATGTGCTTTAAGAGAACTAGATGAAGAGACGAGAGGTGTTGTAAATCTTAAGCGAGGTGAATATACGGACTTCAAGTTTATAGTAAAAGAAAGTCCAGGTGTCGAATTAGAATATAACGTGTTCATATTTTTCGTAAATTATACACAACAAGAACAAAACGATCTCGTTAAAAAGTTTAACGATGAAAAACAAAAAACAAATTTAAAAAAAATACAAAAATTACCCATTAAACGTACACATGATGAAAACGATTTCATGAATTTTGAAACCTTATCGGAATTTAACACGAAAAAACAGTGGGATAGAATCGTTAAAAACGTACTCAATAACCCCGAATTTTACGCGTGTGTAACTTCTCTCAATAGAAAAACCTTCTCTATTAAATAATGAAGTCAAAGACTTATATATTATCACAAATACAGGAACTTCTCGTGGAAAGACACGGATACAACAAGGAAAAAGCTCAAAGGTACGCCGAAGTTCATAAAAACGATAAAGTCTATGAACTTCTCGTACTTAAAAAATCTTTAGCAGAACAGGAACAATACCCAGATATATCCTATACAAGAACAATTTGGCGTCATCACTACGATAGTGAATAAACATAAAAAATAAAAACTAATAATTGGTAAGTAAACACCATGTTCAAACAATGGTGTAAAGAACAGGGGTTCTCAAACAACTCCAATGTATCACATGTGCTCATGGACGGTGGTGTCCTTTCAGTGCCATTTGATAGATTGAATGATTTATACGAAAAGTGTGTAGACTCATATAAAAAAGGTGAAAAGATATTTGTCGTAGAACAAAAAACAGAAAATTATAACTTTTTCATGGATCTTGATTATAAAGACGAACACGAATTATCCCTAGAACAGGTTGAAAGTATATGTAAGGTAATATGCGATAAGGTAAATAAGTTTAGTTCAGGTGATGCACTAATATCCGTTGCCGAACCTAAACCCGCAGGTAAACTTACAAAAACAGGTATACACATTAATTGGCCAGGTTTTATCGTAAATAGATCATCCGCAATTGCACTACGCGAACATGTTATAAATACATTAACATTAGCGTACGGTTCAAAAAAATGGGAAGACGTAGTCGATTCAGCAGTTTACGGAAGTTCGGAAAGAAAAACGAAAGGGAGCGGTTTTAGAATGCCTTGGTCACACAAACGTGGTAAACACGAAACGTGTTCAGGTCAAGGGTGCAAAGAATGTAATAATACAGGGAAAGTTACACAGGGTGAATATCTACCCGTCTATATTTATAAAGGTGGTAAAGGTCCATTCGCTTTACTCCAACCTATATTACCCAACCCAGATGTTGAAATACTACACATGGCAACGTTACGTACACAAAGTACAGAACCCAGAATTATAGAAGGATCTTCACCTTTTAAAAAAAATGAAGGGTCGTTCACATCATTACAGATTAAAAACGAATTCAAAGACCAAGAAGTTATGGGTCTCATACAGGATTTCATAAACAAACATCTCGAAGGACAGACAACTTCACGTATCACAAAAATGTTCGAACATAAAAACCAGTTTCTCGTTTCTACAAACTCTTTTTATTGTGAAAACCTAAAAAGGAACCATAATTCAAACCACGTTTGGTTCCATATACTAGGTGATACTATAGCACAAAAGTGTTTTTGTACTTGTGAAACCATGAAAGGAAGATACTACGGGTTCTGTAAAGATTTTACAGGTTCAAGACACCAATTACCACCAAAAATATCAAAACTTCTATACAAAGATGGTAAAGTTGAAAAGTACGTCGCTAAGAAAAATTTCGTTAAGAAACCATTCGAACAACCTAAACCTATACACGAAGACGCCACTGAATTACTTTTACAATTCATACAAAAGTATATGATCACAAAAGAACAGGATTTTAGTATTACAAAAATAGAAATGAAAAAACAAAAAAACAAATCTTCAAAACTAAAAGAATATTCCACAGAAACAACGTATACGTGTGATCTTTGTAATTCAAAAAACATTAGTTTCGATATTATAAAAAATAAAATAGAAAAAAAGTGTAAGTGTGAAAATCGCAAACATTTTCTTCCGGAAAAAATAATTAGTAAATTATAGATACAAACAATGTTAGCAGTTATTGTTTTAGCAATTGTAATTTACTTCGCATCATCTCTTATTAAAACACGTGATAACGTTTCAGAAATACATAAACTTATACGAGAATCGTATAAATATTCAGGATTAAACCAAAGTATACACCAGGAATTTATCCAAAATATCAAAATGGCACTCGAACACAGGCGAAATACTTTAACATCAAAACGATTTCTTAAAAGAGCTTTAGAAAACCTTAATGAAATTGCACTTAGTTCAATTTCAGGCGATACGAACGTTTTAGAAGAAATAGATACCATAATTAGCGCCTTAAAAACAAGTTTTGAAAATCTATACGAAAAAATAGAAAACGAAGAAGAAGACGAAGACGAAAGTGAGTAAAATACTTAAAGGAAATGTGTTTATTAACTATATAATGACCGAAGGTGTTAAAACACGTTCAGGGAGAATTTCTAAGGCACCAAAACGTTTAGAAGTATTTGAAGAAGTTGAAGACGATTATAGGGAAGACGAATACGATTCGGACGTTGATTTACTCCAGTCAGACGATGAAGATTTTTGCTCCGGTGACGAAGAAGAAGGAGAAGACGAAGATTACTCAGATTCAGATGAAGATGAACAGGGGAATTTAAAAGGGTTTGTAGTCGATGATACAGACGAAGACGAAGATTACTCCGAAGAAGATGAAGATGAAGAATAATATTACTCAAACGAGTAATAAAGAGCTTAAAAAAATAAACACTTTTTTTATATATGGAATCTGAAGTTGGAACACCAATCGAATACAACCCAGAAGAATTCGTAAATAAAAAAAACAATAACAACGATTTTATTGATGATGAAAATGAACAATATTATGACCAACCTCCTCCTCATGTACAACAACCCATCTACGTACACCAACCACAAATACCATTACCACATGAAAAGAACGATATATTTTCGAGTCTTGACAAAACGGGGTACATTATCATTTTTGTAGCATTTCTATTAGGATTTTTCATGGGAAAAACTATGCAACCCGTTATTCTTCGTCCGGGATAAGCTTACCACTTATCCAATCGTAATCAGAAGGTGTTTGTTGACCTTTAAACGTACCTATTTTACCATATTTTGGCTCTGTAAAATACGCCCTACTTACAACAAGTGGGTCTTTAATAATATCTTGCGCAACTTGAGACGCAGTAACCTCTTTATCTACCGTTTTACTTTTTACATTATAGTATAATTTCAAAAATAAAACGATCATTGTAATAACAATAAGAATGGTGATTATATTTAATATAATACTCAACATACTTACATTTAAATAACAAAATTAATTTACGCCTCCCCCGGGTCTACATTTTCCGTATTTTCAGATGTCACTTCCTCTTCTTCATCTTTACCATCGTCCTCCTTAATCTGCGCCTGTTCCGACAGTTCAACCTGAGTTTGCTTTGCTTCTTCCTCAGCTTTCTTCCTCGCTTCTTCCTCAGCTTTCTTCCTCGATTCTTCCTCAAACTTTTGCATGGCCTCTATAGAATTGAAACCCTTATCCTTAGCCTCCTTTTCCAACGCTTCCCTTGCTTCTTCTGCACGCTTTTCCTTAATTTCCTTAATTTCCTGCGTAACAATCTCATCTGCCTCTTTGACAAGTTCTTCCATATCCGCATCCGGTTTTTCCTTTTGGAGACGTTCCAATACTTCACCGGGGTGACTGATTGGGGGTTCATCGGGTTTCGTATAAAACTTCGAGTTTTCATCACCACTTTTAAAATACGTATCGGAACCGGGTGCCTTAATAGCAGCCATATCCCTCTTACGTTCAGCAAACATAGCGGCGGCTTGTGCCTGATTTTCCTTATACCCAGCCATCAATGCCTCGAGCTTCTCATCCGCATAGTGCGCATCTTCAATATGAGTCGGATCTGGAGGAATTAACAACCATTTATACATATCGACGACGTAAATATCAAAGGTCGGATCTTCTTTTTGAAGACGCTTAGCATGTGAAGCAGCTTCGTCGCGCGAATTAAATGCGCCCCTAATTTTAATACCAAACTTATCGTTTTTTTGTGGTGCCTCCGGTCCTACGACGGAAAGACATGCGTATATTTGACCAGGTACGGTCGTGTAATCTTGTTCAAGAGTTGCCATTGTTTTATATTTTTATATAGTACTTTTTTTTTAAGCCTGTTTTTACTTAGGTTCCCATTTAAGGAACGATGGTAAAGCGACTAAACAACCGAGTAATATCACGGTATCTATAAAAAGAACTTTATTTTTGATTTCGGGACACCAATTTTTATACTTGACGATTTGTTCAGACTCTTGAGGTTTTATCCAGTGGTAAAACATCGCGAGGTACGTAGGTCCGAGGTTACGTTTACACGTGTACCAATGATCGTAGTATGCAAGTGCTATGTACGGAAAATATAAGAGTCCTAGAAGGACCCACTTGTTTCTTTGTGGAAGGTACCAGTACCCACCGGCTAACGCTAACGTCAACCATATACACTTCCAGTTTGCGACGGGTTGGGTATCTTCACATTTCTTATCTTCTGTTTCCATTTCTATAAACTAATATTATTTATTAAAATTTAATCGTTTAACTACCGTGTTACCTTTCACACCCTTCATCCTCCTTGTCATTGGTTTTTCGCTGTTTGATTTCGGTTTATTGTTCTGTGTTTTTGGTTTTGGGGTTTCGTTATTTTGATTTCGCGTGTTCAAAATTTTTATAAATAATTTTCTCATTTTTTTTATTACCCGTTTTTGGTTTTTAGAAACGGTTCCATCGTTTTTTGTTTTAAGTGTTCCTAGTATATTGCCAAGTTTTGAGTATTCATCCATCATCTGTTCGAGATAATTATTATTCTGTGTATTTGGTTTTCTAAGACATAACGAACACTTCTTTTTAGGTGGCATTTATATTAACTCATATTATTTTTTGTGAAATTTTTTGTTTTATTTTTGTGATTTCTCTTCCTTCTCGCGAATTCGTTTTCCAAATTCTTTACCTTACGACGATAAGCATCTACTATTTTTTGTATTTTTCTTTCCTTGATTTCATTAGTCATTCGCTTACCTTCATCTATTCTCTTAATCTTTTCACCCGCTTTATTCATTTCCATTTGAATGGTATTACGTAGAGATACCATTTATATAAACTACTATTATTTTTTTACATTTTTCGAATAATTTGGTACTTGGTTACCATACTTTTTGTTATAATTATCGCGCAAGTTCTGTGTTCCTTTCATTGGTGATGGTGATTTAGGACTCATTTTCAATAAACTATTTAACGAAACTGTCACAAGTTTATTAGATTTAGGTTTAGGGTTAGGTTTAGTCGCAGATTCTTGGTTACCCTTTTTTAATTTTGTTTTGGTATGCGCTAACATGGTAGATTTTTTAGGTTTTGACGAATTTGTAATTTCCTTTTTAGTCATTTATATAGTCTGAGATTTTAAACCTTAGTAACCCATTTAAAAAAGAAAAAATAAATTAAATAAATGGAGGAGATACGCAAGTACCATAACGAGTCCAAGCGTCTCCTCATCCAATCGGCTACCCGCGAAGGCGATAGTATTTTGGATGTAGGATGTGGATTCGGTGGTGATCTCCAAAAGTGGCGACACGCTGGGGCAAATATAAGCATGTGTGAACCAAACACAGACTCACTTAGGGAGGCTAAGTCACGTGCTAAGAATATGAAAATACGCGTTAATTTTTACGAAGGTGACATATTCGCGTGTCCGCATAGGAAATACGACGTCGTATGTTATAACTTTTCGTTACACTATATATTCGAAACAAACACGTTATTCGAGACGTCTTTATTAGCAATTAAGAATAGAATGAAACCCGGGGGTCAATTCATAGGAATCATACCGAATTCCGATAAGATTATAATGAATACGCCCGTAAAAGACGAGTTAGGAAACTATTTTCTAATGAAACATACGAGTTCGGGTAGGTTCGGTGAAAAGTTATACGTCCACTTAGCAGATACACCGTATTACGCGAGTGGACCTAAAGTCGAACCTATAGCGCACAAGGATATGTTGTTTACACGCATGGAAGATTTGGGGTTTACTTTAACACTGTGGGAAGATCTTAAAGGGAACCCGGTTTCGGATTTGTATAGTAAATTTAGGTTTGTGTATAAGAAATGATTAGTTATTATTATTCATTTTTTTTATTAATTTTGTTGAGGTAGTATTGTTATGAACTTTAGATACAACCATTGTAAAATTATTATTAATTTTATTAAGGTTATTGATTGCTTTATTCGCGTTATTCATTGCTTTTTGGGCCTTGGCCCTTTGTGTTTGTCGTTTGTTTATCAAGTTCTCCGCGCGACGAGTTAATACTTTCTGTTTATTGTTATAAGCTTTTAAACTCGACCTTGCTACATTCATTTTGTTAGC